AAGAGGGACACCAATATCTACACACACCACTCTACCCCTCCCCCCCATACATCACACTAGGGTTTCTACTACTGTCTATCCATACAGCTCAGGGTTTACCCTTAGTGCAAAGGTTATGCGTTTTTTGCATAAAGTTGAGAGAGTCATGGCGGGTCACTTATCGGGGTACTTGAATTATTGTTTAGCATTGTGTTCCCTTATATGTTCCCTCTATCTTCCCTTACCTTATCCACTAGTGATTCATCTAAGTTGGGGCTGTTAGTTGTTCCCGACCTAATATTTAAAATACTCAATTCCATGCCTGGTCGATATCCCTGATTGTGAGCCTCACTGTATAGGTCTAAGACGTTCTCAAAACCCCGACACAAATTCCCCTTGCCAGCAGCCAACAAGATCATTCTCTGAGGGTCTGACAATGTTCTTTGGAAGTATCGGGTTTGAGGGTTTGAGGGTCTTCCCATTTTCGGCCTAAAAATTGATTTATTTAATTATTGCACACAATAGTTCCAAGGGTAAACCCTATTAGGGATTTGGAGGGGTCTTATAAATCAACGGGTTACAGCAATTGGCACGATTCTTTCGCGCTATATATGTAAGAGGGTAAGATTTTGCTCTCTCTTTTATCAACTCAAATAGGTGTTAACATGAAATTTGCTTTTATCCCAAAGGGCCAATACACAATAGGCCAAATTATCCAAGTTCACGGGCAATCTATGCGTGTTGAGAGCTACACACACACGGGCCGCAATCTAATTGTTTGCACATTAGACGATGCACCAAAATTCCAGCGTGTTGCGTGTATTTGCACCGATAAACCCTCAATTTTAGGGGTTACAGCATGAACGATCAATTTTTAGATTATGCGGCGGCCCTTGCAATAGCCCTTGTGCTTTGCATAGGTTTACTGGATTATTTCGACGTTTTGGTCAAATAAACTTAACTTTACTCAATAGGCGTACATCATGGATAAAATTACACAATCGTTAGAATCCCTCAATCGGGCAAAAAACGGGGATTCTCTCGCAAACTATCAAGCAATTATGCAAGGGTTTGCCGATAAGGGAATTCCAGCAAGTGACATTATTCCCCGTGAAAACGTGTTTACTTACAATGCATGGTTAGCCCTTAATAGACAAGTAAGAAAAGGGGAAAAGGGCGTTAAAGTAGTTACATGGATTCCAGCAAAGGACAAAACCACTGAAAACAGTTTCATGCTTTGTAGGCGTTCTACTGTTTTTCATATCTCGCAAACTGATGCTATCCAATAAGGGGCTAACATGAAACCTACACTATGCACAATCACGGGTTTTTGGTTTATCACGGGTTATGCTACTGGGCACAAATACTGGGGGGCAACACCTAGGGATTGTGAACAAAACGCACAATTATATTTTTACCGATAACCTAGGGTTTGTCCCTATTGCCTAGGGGTTTCATTCCCCTAGAATCTAATTTTTAACTTATAGGCGTTCACAATGTTAACTTTACACAATTCAAGCAATTACGCTGCATATCTGGCCAACAGTGCTGGAATCATTGTCGAATCAACTCGCAAAGCTGGCGGAGTCAACATGAAGCCAGATCACCCTCAATTTGCCGAATACTTAGAGGCTTTTCGGTCAGCCATTGATTTACATGAGGCTGATCTACTTTGCAAAGCCCTTTTATCTTAATTTTAAGACTGTAAGCCTTTAATTTAGGGGCTTATGGCCTTGGAATTTCCCAAGGTTTTCAATTTAAAGGTGTCAACATGAATAAAACACGCAAATATTACGTCACAATGACCGACAAATTCATGTCAGGATGGGGCGAAGCAAAGGGAAAAATCAATAAATTAGTTATTGAATGCGAAACCCCTGATCAAGCGTTTTTGATTGAGAAAAATGCTAAAAAACGCAATGAAATGAAATATGTCAATTTTTGTTTGACAAAACCTTCATATTCAAATTCACTCTATCTGACAAGCTGGAAAAGTTTTGAAGATATGGGTGGCCCTTGGATTCAAGCATAAAGGTGATAAAAATGAACAATCAAAAACTTGAATGGCAGCCACTTTGGGATGCAATGGAAGCAAACCCTTCAGAATGGATTGAAACCACAAAACAAATGTATTGGGATATGCTCGAATCAGTGCCACCACGGGCACAAAATTCTAGGGGGTTTTTAGTAGGTGAGCCACTTAGCGACAATGCGGAGGGTTATCCAATTTATGCTTGTTTCAAAAAATCAGGTGATAACTATTACGCTAAAAATTTAACACTTTCAGAATTTAGGGCCGAAATATGACACAAATTGAAGCACTCACACAATGCCTGGTGTTGGCCTTAGTTGCCCCTGATGACCAAAAAGCAGAGCAAGCCTCTAATCTGGCAGAGCAATTAGCCTATGGTTTAACAGTAGATCAAGTTGAACAATGCAAACAAAATGCAATTAAATTATGGGAGTCAAAATGAAATCATTTTTCGAATTATCTGAAATTAAAAGATTCCAAGTTTATGGTGCATTGACAGCCCTTGATTGTGAGACTGGTAAAAGTGGCGGCTCTGGTCAATTGTGCGTTGCTGTAGCAAGGGGAAAATTTGGAGAATTGTGCAAAACATTGGACAAAATGGGATTTGAAAATGTTGACAGTTATTATTTCCCACTAGGGTCTGACAAGCCACCAATGCACCTACGCCATGATTCTGCAAAATATGGTCAGCAAAATTGCAACTGGTTTTTTGCTACTTTTAAAGTAAAAAGTGAGGCTAAATGATATACGCTTGCATTGCCCTGATTCTGCGAATACTTACAAAACGATAAATTCAAGCCCTCTACGGAGGGTTTTTCTTTGTCTATCAAATAAGGGCTATAAGCTCTTTTTTTACGTCTGGCATAGTTGGATGCACAAGCACTAGAAAACGTCTTAAAAGGGGCTTTTATCGCTTTTTGAAGGCATATCCTCACACAATCTGCGGATGGTTTCATTCAATGCGTCTATTTCATCCATCTTTTGAATAGCCCAAGCCCTCTTTTGACCATGCCATCCCATTACTGGGTTTCTGTGACAATCAACACATAAAGCAATGCAAGTGTATTGCAGACCTTGTTTGTAGTGGTGAGCCTCACTCGGTGGTGGTGCTTCGCATACCGAGCAAGGTAGGTTTTTAACCCTTGCAAGGTGTAGTCTTTCCTTTGCGTTCAGTTTGTTGTTCAAGTGGTGGCCTTGATTTCCATTCTGGCACTATATTGCTCGGTGCGCCAGCACTCAATGCGGGCTTGAGCCGAGGTCATAAGCCAACGAAAACGCTCTTCCTTCTCCACGGCTTGCCTGATGCCTTCTAAAATTTCAATGTAATCAGCATGAGCATAGGCATAGGTTTCTTGTTTTCCTAAAACCTCAGTTCCCGCTTGACTCATTAACTGAGCTTTTCTGCTTTTCCTGAACTCTTCTAAATACATTCTGTCAGCTTTGGCTTTGGCATATAGTGGAGCAGTATCTATTAAATATTGAATTGCTTTTGTTGGTTCGTTCATATTATCTCCACGACTAAATCATTATTTGATTTAATATAATCTTTGGTTTTCTTAATATATCTCTCGAATTCAGATCGACTAATGCTTGATTGTTGTAAATCAGCATATTCGATTAAATCCCTCACCGCTTTGATGCCTTCGCCTGATAAACCCATTTTCATTGTGTTTTGGTAGCGTTCTGCCGCTTGATGCAATGCATCTTGTGCTTTTTGGCAAACTGGTAAGACCTCATCTTTTCCAATGTTGTGCCTTGCCATCGTTTCACTTAGGTTTAGAACGTCAACAAGGGTGCGCCAATCGGTTACTGTTCCTTGTCCTTTGGTCATTGCTTCTAGTGCTGAGTATTCGAGCATTCTCAGCTTGTCTAGCTTGTCTCTATGGGTGATTGACGCACCTACTATTGCGTGAGTAAGTGGGTCAATCAATGCCCAGACTTTGCGTTTAGTTCGCTTCCGCATTGCTTTCTCTTGATCTTATAGCCTCTCCAATGTGCATTGCTTCTCTAACCTCTGCACACTCTGGAAAACCTCCTTTTACCCAAAAATCAACTGCCATATCAGCCAATTTTGCACATTCATCACGTTCGGCAGAGGCAATAAGGTTGGCAAAGCGTATAAGACCCTCTTCATTAAACTTCAGGCCATGAATAGTGTGTTCTATTGCCAACTTAATAATGTCTTCGTTAGTCATACATCCTCCATCTTGTAGTTCAGCTTGTGATGCTGAAAGCGCATTGCCGCCTCCATTTCCAATTCAGCACAAGCCTCTTGTGACATACATCCCACAATATCACGCCCAGAGAACCAAACTTCTTTGACTGATTCGTTATATGTGGATTTATCCTCGTCTATTTCGTATTCATAGACAACTGTCACTACTTCGCTACCTTGACCGATTGTTGTATCAAATTCCCAAGTTTTTTCCATCATTCACTCCTGTTAAAAATTAAATGTTAGTCTTGTTTTGCAAGGTTTTGTATTAGGACTTACCCTAATCCAAGCATTCTTTTATGCAAACATCTACTCCTGAAACACTTGAATAAACCTTGGAAACATGGATATTCACGATCTGCGAATCATCCTTGTAAACAACTCCATTCATAGCGTCTTCTACACTTTTAAGCACATTGGATGCATCTGGCTTCTTAATTGGCTTTTCTAAGCCGTTTAAACAGGCTTCTATCCGCTTTTTAGGCAAAGACTTAGGGATTGGCGCTCTGATGTACAAATACAGCGTTACAGGGGTTTCCAAGGGTTCGCTACTTCCCATTGCTTCTATTGCGGCTTCTTTTATTAAAGACTCATAGTTTCTTGTTTTGTCAGGGGTGTAAGCCATAACGTGATTTCCACGTTTGGCATACCTTGCTCTTTGTTTGCCAACAGGGTCAGCGTCAACTTTAAAAGTGACCATAAAGCTCATAGCAATGTCCCATCTCTCATTCTGTTCATGTATTCTCGGATTCTGTCTCTAGCACCAACACCATAGATTCGCTCGGCTCTCTCCAATCTGGCACGAATGAGATCACGATTCTTAGATGACTCCCAATTGCGATAGAGTTCCCTTGCCTCTGACATCTCGAGGATTACCCTATCGCTTGGGCTTTCTAGGTTTCTTCTGGAATACATAAGTCGCCAGTAAGCTCTAAGGCTTTGTTTATCAGATGGAGAGGATATGGCACTCCCTCACGCACCTTGTCCAATAGTTTCATAGCGTCATAGTGAGACATTTTTACCAACATATTCATGGCAATAACATATTCTGCTTGCGTGTTTTTCCATCAATTCTTTTGAATAAAAAGTATTTGGCTTGTTTTTAATAGAACGAGCGTATTGCCTTGATCTATCCTCCATGTTATGAGTTGTTGGCCTCCAATTTTTAGAAGCATTTCTGTATTCACCTAATCGAATATGTCCAGTTTTGGAAAAATAACGCAACCCATTTTGGATGTGTATTTCGCCAATAGCATCACTTAGCCTTACTCCTAACCCCAAACCTTGGTAATCAGGCAATATGACTGTTCTATGCCCCTTCCATGAGTTAGTTAATGTTCCGCATGGAAGAGTGATAACTGCGGCAAATCCAACAATCGTTCCTCCCCATATTGCGAACCAACATCGTGAACTTTTATTGATGTTTCCTGAGAGATAGTGATGGTGGCAAAACATTTTCCAAGTTTGGATTGAACAAGGTAATACTTCCAATTCAATTTCTGGCCGAACTGACCCCCTTCCGACAGTAAGTCGGTTTGTAGTTGTATCAAAAACCCAATCTGGTTGCAACCATTCAATAATGTCGTAATGGCATGACGCAAAAACTATGTTTTTTAAGTCTTTTTTGTCAACATATCGTCTAATTGCATAAGCGCATGACTTTGCAACATTTCTGTCAACAACGGATGTAAATTCATCAATTACTGAGTTTGTCTTTAAGCGTCTTGCCAAATCAGCTCTAAACCTCTCTCCCGTTGACAAAACATGATATGGTCTTAACCAAGATGGAATTGAGTTAAAGCCAACACCGCCTAACTTTTCTTGTGCTTCTGTTGCATCAACAAAATGTGAACAAATAGCTTTGCTTTCGTCCCAAAATAATTCCTCTTCTTTTCCAAAACTTTGAAGCAAGGATGACTTCCCACTTCCACTTGCGCCAACAATCAAACCGATACCATATTCTTTTGGTAATTCTGGCAAAAATGGAGTCTCAAAAGTTGTTGTTCCATTAAACTGATAATCAAATGCTTTGCTAATTTCATCAGTGATTGCATCTTGCTCAACTTTGATTGATTTTCTGTATGTCATGCTTTTCTCCTTAACTCAGCCATCTTAGCCAACACTTCCAAAGAAGGTGGGACTGCTTTTTTGTCATCAGCCATAATCTTTAAAAGTTGAGGGTCAGGCTCATTTGATGACGCAACTGTGAGCCTTATGTTGTCAGCAGGGTTTGGTTTAGGTGCGTGAGTGCTTCTCACCCAATTACGCCATGTAGCAAACCAATCTAGCTTCACACCTTTCTGACCAGCTTGGGCTATCCAATAATCTTTGAATTGATCAAAGGTTCTGGTGGGGTGAAGCTCTGGCCTTGTCTCTTTACAAAACTGCTCCCATTCCAATGGAAAAGAAAAATCATTGGCGAGGCGTTTGCCGAGTGCCTTCTTATCTTGGTTATTGGTTATTGGTTTATGGTTATTGGTTAATGGTGCATCGTCACCCGATGATGTGTCCACGATGGGTACATCATTAGCCCTCAATGTACCTATATAAACATCAATGGACAATGACAAATAATGAAACACAAAGTCCTCTTTATTGACCAAATGCTTCAATGTTGGGTTATCCCTGACAAACGCACCATAAGCAGAAACGGCTTGATGCTTACGAAATTCGGCTATTTCTTTGTCTGCACGAACATTGATAAACCCATTTTCTGTGGACAAAAAGAACTCATTAAGGACTGTTAAAACATCCTCCTCGTGATCTCTCATGCCAATGTGTCTAGCAGCATCTCTGTGCCTAATTGGTTGTTCATGGAGAAAATAGAAGTCTAAAAGTCTTCTGTATGCCAAGTCTTCTAACAAAGAAAGATGGCGAGTGTGACTCATGTAGTCACCAATGTGAAACTTGTAAAAGTGCATGATTTCCGCTTTTTTAAAACACCCTTAGAAGGAATTGCCAGCAGGAGAAGGGATAACTCTTTTCGGTCGGGTAATTAGTCCGACCTAGCTGGATTCCATAATATCAAAAGAATTCTACTTTGTAAATCAAATAAATTGATTATTTGTGATTTCTTTCGCAGGTTTTGGTCTACCAAGCAATCGTTTAGCTTGTGCATTCATAACCGCATATTCTGATTTACTAAAGATACCTTTGGCATTTCTGATGTCAAAAGGATTTAGCAAGCAGCGGGCTTCATCTTTTGGCTTGCTCTCAATCAAGTGGTCAGCAAGGGTGTACCTGGCAACTCTATAGCGACCAACCTTAACCTCTTCTGTCGTTAGCTCACCTTTGTATCTCAACTTCTTAGCTGTTGACAATACAGATGATTTAGGCATTCCTGTTAAATCACAGACCTCTTGTGAAGTAAGTGGCCCATTTTGCAGAGCTTTAATGATCATGGCTTGAGTCATTTGAAAAGGTTCTCCAAATTGATTTTGCGGTTTAGATGGAGTTCTAGCGTTCTAGCAAGCAAGGCGGTCATAGAAGCATCTAAGTCCTCTGGTTCGGTTGTGTAAGCATCTGCCATTGTTTGAGAGTACCCAAGCAAGGCTTCAGCGCATCTTTGTTCAAGTATTTCAACGTGCATAAGAAGAAGGAAGTAGGTAGAAGGGCTATTTACTAATAGGACAAGTCTTTTCAGATTAGCATAGAAAAAACTTTGCGTAACTAGGGAAAACCCCTATTAAATAGTTGTAAAACCTGTGGCACATTAAAGGTGTTGGTCAGTGTTCATGCGAAGTCCATCGTGTAAAAAAGTTGCAATGCCATCGAAACTTGTGACCAACTAGATCCACGGGAGATCATGCAGGGACGAATTGCAAAAACGGACATTTTTGATAAACAAATAGGAGTGAATATGCCGATTCTTAATGGAAAAAAGGTTATAGACCTAGAAGTAGATGGAGTAGACAGCAGAGATTATCCAGATTTCTCTGATGCCTACTTCTCAAGTGGATGCTACGAAGATGGAACACCATTGACAGACGATGAGTTAAACAAGCTCACCGATCTTGCAGGTGATGTTCTCTGGGAAATGGCTTTCGATAGGCTCACATGAAAACACTATTTCAGACCTATTTGGAAGAGTTTTCTGACATCAAATACTGTCCTTATTGCCTGACAATCAAGGGAAACAGAATAGTTTGCTGCCAAGAAGCAGACTTTATTGAGTTCAAGGATTTAGACCTTGACCAACAAAAGCAAATAATTGAAAACGAATTAGATACTTATTGTATTTAATTGAATACTTAAAGGAGTTAATATGTCAATAGAAGCGTTACTTAAAAAAGATGTTAATTCTCATACAGAGAAGAAAAACAACCTGACTTACCTATCATGGGCTTGGGCATGGGCAGAGGCTCTCAAAGCCGATCCTACTGCTTCCTACAAGGTAGAGATGTTTGGAGACAAGTGTTTCATGGATATCAATGGTACGGCAATGGTGTTTGTTACTGCCACCATGTTTGGTAAACCAATGACCTGTCAGCTTCCTGTGATGGACTACCGCAACAAAGCCATTCCTAATCCTGATGCTTTTGCAGTGAACACAGCCATCATGCGCTGTATGACCAAGGCTCTGAGTCTGCATGGCTTGGGACTGTATATTTATGCTGGTGAAGACCTACCTGAAGAGGGTAAATCAGTGGTTATCACACCTACTCAGGGTGCACAAGACAATATTCCTCCAGAGGAATTACAGTACTTACAAGAAATGGCAGTCGATCTGATTGCCACTTGTGAGCAAGGTGATCCCAAGGCAGCTTGGGTTAAGTTAGAGGGAGAGAACCTAGACGATCAACAAAAGATTGCCCTGTGGACACTCCTTCCCAGTAAAGTGCGTTCCGCTTTGAAAAAGGCTAAGGAGTTATAAATGCTTACACAAAAAGAAGCTCAAGAATGTTTTGATTACAAAGATGGAATCTTATATTGGAAATTTAAAGCAGCCAATCGTGTAAAAGTTGGTAGTCCAGCAGGATCATTTGATCCATCAACTGGATATCATAAAACATACGTTTATGGGAAGTTTTATAAAACACATAGAGTTATATTTTTGTATCACCACGGCTATTTGCCAGAGTTTGTTGACCATATTGATGGCAATAAAATTAACAACAAGATTGAGAATTTAAGGCCAACTACAAAGTCTCAAAACGCTATGAATCAAAAAGTTCGTGCAGACAATAAGAGTGGAACAAAAGGAGTTAGATGGCATAAAAGAGATAAAAAATGGTTAGTACAGTTAAGAGTCAATTCAAAGAGTCATAGTTTTGGATATTTTGAAGACAAAGAGTTAGCAGAGTTAGTAGCAGTAGAAGCAACAAACAAGTTGCATCAAGAATTTTCAGCATACAAAGGAGTGTTAAATGGAAAATCGTAAAGATAATAGTGGTGTACTTTTTCGCAATGACAAAATTGAAAACGAAAGGTCGCCTACATATAAAGGAAATATCACAGTAAATGGTCAGGACTACTGGCTATCTGCTTGGATCAAAGAAGGTAAATCAGGCAAGTTCATGGGTTTAGCAGTATCACCCAAAGAAGATTATCAGCCTAAACAAGCCCCTAAGAAGGCTAGTTTTGCAGACGAAGACCTGCCCTTTTGAGTAAGTTTACGAGGCGAAAGCGGATGCTGTGCCAGTTGCGATCAAAAGCCTCTGATTACGCACAGACGCAGCGAGTAGCCTCACCTAATAGGAGTCAATGATGAATGATATTTTTAACAACATGAAGCAGTCAATGGACAGATTCTTTGGTACACCAGCATTTAAGTTGGTACGCAAAGAAGACCCTGTAACGAGCCATGAGGCATCCCAAGCCATTGACACCACCAAGATAGAACAACTCGTCTATGAGGCCATTAAGAGCTTCCCAGAGGGGTGTATTTCAGATCAGGTGCTAGAGATGTATCCCCAATACCCATATTCCTCCATAACAGCTCGTTATCGTGCTTTGTTAGACAAGGGATTTATTGAGATTATTGGTACACGCAATGGTCGTTCAGGTAGAAAACAAAGAATTATGAAGGTGACAAAATGACTCTTCCTCCACATTCAAAGATCAGTTATCCCTCTGTTCCAACCAAGGATTTCAAGTGGGAATCAGGGTCTGATGTCCAAGCACTATGGAGAAAACATGGATGGACTCCACCTTCAGAACACATGACACCACCTCCTCCAGAAAAGAAAGAAGTTCCTCTAAGGAGGGTGAGATGAACGTGTTAAACCAAATTGGTTGCAAGCCAAAAGAGCCTGATGCCAAGTGTCTTAACTGTAAGAGAAGAGTATTCTCTACATTGCAAGTCAGGACTAAGAACTCAAAAGACAAGGCTTGTATTTACATCCCAATATCTTTACAGGAGAAGGTATGACTGAATGGACTAAAGAGGAAGATGAAGCCTTTAACATGGTTGAACAAAACAGTAACCTTGGAAAGCAGATATTAAGAGCAAACAAATCTAGTGGTATGGATTGTTGCACTTATGACTGTACACAAGGAAGAAACTGTCCTGTACGCAACAAGACCCTAGATGAGGTAGCCAATGAGTTCAGCTTAATGAAGTCATTTGGCGACACAGCATCTAGCTTTGCTGCTTATGTAAGGAACATGAAAACTTAACCAAGGACAGAGAGAGCATGGGCAATGTGCTTTTCTCTGTCTGCCAAACCAATAAATCCACCATTGATCTTTTTGGTCATGGTCTTGTAGTCTTTGGTATCAGCGTATTGGTTTAGCTTATGGGTGTCCCAGAACCATCCTGCAGTTAGTGCGGCATACATTGGGGTTGCCACAAGATCAGGATTCATCACAAAATCCACCCCTAAAGCCTGACCAGCATGGTAATAATTGGCGTGTCCTGTCAATTGAATACACCCACGACCTCTAAACCGATACCCATCACCAGAAGCCTCATCCCTGTTTCCCATTCGACTAGAGTAAACAGTATTGGCAATCAACTTAGGATTGCGAGCGCACATCTGTGCTTTGGCGGCATCAAACCTTCTAGGCCATAACTTCTGTAAAGCCTCTGCCCTATACATCAAATTTTCTTCAAGTATTTTGAAGTTCCCACATTCATGCCCACATTGACCAATGAAAGCCGCTTTTCTAAGGGGATTCATAATGTCAAAACGCTCAAAAGTGGCATTTAAACCATCTAACCACTCAGGGCCGATATGAAGCTGTTTAAGTTGTTCACTTGTTACCATTTAGCAAATCTCTCATCTGATTGTACGAATCCACACACGCATTGAGTGCAGCAGTATTCCGATCACCTTGAGCCACTATTTCTGCGATGGCTTGGAGGGTTGCTCTGTCGGCATCAGAAGCTGTGTCAGCCTGTCTGTCAGGTTCACTGGTTGCTTTTGTATCTGTGGTGGCAACGGGGGAATCTTTGGTGGGGTGTATACAACTTGTGGTGTTGAGCCGCACCCTACCAGCACGAATGGCAGCATCCAAAGCACTTTGTTTTTTGTTGACAACATCGTTAACCTCCAAAAGTTTACCAGCAGTAGCGTTTAATTGTTCGTTAAGTTTCTGTTCAGTTTGACGAGATTCCTCATTCTTGCGAGCAATCTCAATCTGCATCTCTTTGTCTCTGTCTGACCAACCAAAGTGGTATCCACCTCTGTAAGTTCCAAACAAGGTTATACAAAGAACCACCAGAACCCAAGGTAATGGTATGCCAAACATTAGCCCACCTCTTTACGAGCCATAGCCAACTGCTCACGCTCATGGTCTGCTTCTAGCAAATCAGGAGGAGTAGTCGGGGGAGGAGGAGGTGTCCAAGACTCATCTAAATCAGGATTCTTAAAGTTCAACCAGTTAGGTGCTGATCCTGTTGATGTCCAAGTATTAGAAGCCACAGGAGGCGATACGGGTGTTGGAGGCGGTGTAGGGCTAGGGGTAGGACTAGGAGTGCCTTGGATGGCGTTTAAAGCCGTTCCTACACCCTTCTTACCGATAACTCCACCGATACCACCCACAATCAACAGAACAATGTCGTTGAGCATCTTGGTGTAGGCCATATCTATCGGGGCCATACTCTTGATAGGCTGAGTCACAAAAGTGACAGAGTAGAGCAAAGCAATAACAATAAAGCAAAGAATCAATGTGACCATAACGACCACAAATCCCCATACATAGGTTTCTACTTCTTCAATTGTTGGTCTTTGGTTCTTGGACATCGTTAACCTTTTTTTCAAGAATAGGGGCTACTAAATACTCAGGGCAAGTCTGGGTAAACAAGCACTTGGGCTTTTGGCAACTAGGATGGACAAAGTTCTCAGGGTTTTGGCAGAAGTACCTGTAGCGGTCTTCACATCCAGTTAAGAACAATAGTGATATCAAAAAGATATATCTCATGCCATCACATCCACGGCCTTAACCCATTGAGTCTTGATCTCTTTGGCTTTTTGTTGCTCTTGGCATTGACGATTCAGCTCTGCCAACCTTTGCATATTCTGTTGGTGGATCACTCTATGAGCCTCCCATAGCATCTTAGCGTTCTCTTGATAAGTGGTAATTTTCATAACCCAATCTTTCCAAGTAAAAGGTTAACAATCTTGTTAGACAAGTCATCAGGCAAGAACCTCAAGAATCCTAAAAACCACCAAGCAATACACCCATAGCAGAACACCCTGCAAAACAAGTCGAATTGCTTCTGGTACTCGTTCATCTACCACAACCGCCCTTTGGACATAAGCTCATCAACTCATTTATACCAATAAAGACAAGAAGTAGAACAAAAGCAATACCACCAATAATCATGGCTATCTCTTGCATCTCAGCGTCTTTGGCCTTGGCTTCCTTCTCAGCTTTCTTTAAGGCACTAATCTCTTTGGCATCCTCCAAGTCCATCTCTGCTTGACGGGCTTTGATCTTGTTCCAGACATCAATCTTTCCTGTCTGCATGAACAACATCTTTAACTCTTCCTCAAAGGCTCTGGCTTGCTCTAGTGCCATCTCAATCTGTAGAGCAGCACCCATGTTCGAGCCTTTCTTCTCCCTCTTTGCTTGAAGCATAGCCTTCGTTGCCTGGCTCTTTGCATCAAACATCTTGCCAATCATTGGGGCAAGAGAACCTAATTCTGTGGCTACCTTACTAGCCTTCTTAACCATCGAAATGGCGCTTTGTAGGCCATTAAGTGCGCTTATCGGATCGATCATTCTTTCTCTCCCACTTCAGGCAAACAACCCTTCGGTTGTAAACATCGCCTGTCCAAGTCCATTTAATACATCGGTATTCTATGGTTGCCGCCAAAAGTAAGGCGATCACGGGAATGCCCAAACAACAATATAACTACAAAAAATTACAAAACAAAGAAGAAGGACTACGGCAATTGCTATAGTCCAATCTTTCATTTACCTGCCCATTGGCGTATATTCGTAAAAAGACTCAGGCTCTTGTGACATAACTTCACTTGGTGAAAGTGCGGTTTGACCACCTAAATAGCCTGTTCTCAATATAGACATACCAAATGAGTTTGCCAAATTAGATAAATCACTAGGCTTGATGAAATCTGCCAACTCTACTTCTTTACCTTTTTTGTTAATCAGACGAGTAGATGACTTAATTACACCATCCAAACCACCTTTATCCATGAATAACCTTCTGTGAGCATCTTTTGTTGCTTGATCAATATTTCCTTGACCAATGGCAGCAGCAATCCTAAATCCTTTATTAAACACACTAGAGATTTGATTTACCAAAATAGCAGAGATTTGTTTTGGATCAACTCCTCCCATTGCACGTTGCAAAGCAGACATTTCTTTAATAGCCGCTTGATCTACAGGAAGACGATCTACATTTACTTTTGTTGCCAATCGTTGTACATCAGCTAATGAGGCCAAATTATCGTAATGTTGTTTACCAAACAAACGAATAAACGTATCTTTATTCTTTTCCAAATAAGAAAACGGGTCTTTGTTGTCTAACATCTTTGTAACTAAAGCGTTTTGAACAGCTAAAGTAGTGTTAGTTTGATCATCAGGAGATAATTTCTTTAAATCATTAAAGAACTTAGCTTGATAACCCTTTCCCGTAGAGCCAAGCATACGATTAGTAATTGCATCGACACCACCAGTTTCATAGTTTGCCAAGAATGAATCACCAATTCTGATTCTTTCTGCTTTTGCTGAGTCATCTAGTGCAACTCTTTCTGAAGAAAGAACATTTGCCCTATTAACTGCATCATCAAGTCTTGTTTTAAGATTTGGCAATTGCGTAAGAATATCGCTATAACCGCCATTGTTGCTTGTCTTTGTAAGCAAAGCATTTAGTTTGGCTGGATCAATAAAACCATCTTTATCCAAAGACGAGTTGTATAGCTTTGACATCACTGCTTTTTCAGCTAATGACATACCTTCATCACCAGAAACTTTTAAAAACTGACTCATTGCTGTTGGACTACTTGCCAATTGAGGTGCAATTCGTTCTGCGTACTCTTGAGAGCCAATCTTTTGAATAGCATCAGCATCCTTAAATGGAATACCAACTTTGTTGTAGTAATCCAAATCAAGTTGCGACATAGCGTTACCAAATGTTGTTTTCTCACCTCTGAAATTAACATTGATGTCGCCATTAGCATTTTGAACTCTATTAAGAGCCTCATCAACTCGTTGTTGCAAAAGGATCAACTTATCTTTAGTAGCATCATTTTTAACAGTACGAATGTCAGCAGCTACCCTACGCTTTAATGAGTCAAGGCTTGTTATGTCCATACCAACAGTTAAATCAACTGGAGGCGCTTGACCAGGAACTGATGGTAGAGTTGTATCTACTTGTCCTTGTTTTCTCATGCGTGAAAACTCACCAGATTGCTTCTGGACAAGTTTTAATAGATCGGATTGACGACCCCAAGGGTCTTGCATAAACAAATCTTTAGCCGTGTTTAATAAGGCTTGAGTTTCATTAGCAGGTAAAAGAGCGCCTAATTGTGAGGCTTGCTTTTTTATACTTTCATACTCTGGGGATAAAGCATTTCGAGCAGCCGCTTCTTGTGCCAAAACAATATTTTGAATTGGTTTTCCAAGATCAACAGGAGAGATATTTCCTGCAAGATTAAGCGACTGTGTAAGTTTTGCTTGTTGGTCAGCAAGGGTTTGAAGTCTTTTTGTATAGTCAATTTCAACTTTACCAATTTGCGTTGAGGCTTTTGGCATCTCAATACTAGGTTGCGGAAACAACTCAGCAGCTTTAGCGCGAACCGCAGTTTGCAAATCTTTATAAATTGAATCTAAATCACCAGCAAATTTTTGATCTTTACTAGCTAAATTTTCTAAACTTGCTCGAAAAACTCTATTTTCAACACCACCTACAGCCAAAATATCAGGCTGACCACCAACAAAAGCAATCTTTTTCTTGATGTCTTCTAAACGATTTTTAAGGTTTGGATCAGCAGCCAATGCTTTTTCAATTAAATCTTTAGCCCTAGAGTTTCCTTCTACACCAGCTAAATCTTCAACATTAAAATCTTTTAGATTTACTCTATTCTTGGCTTCAGCCATTAAACCAACACCTTTGGTAGCGCCAGCGCCTGAAAGCAAAGCAAACAGAATACCACCTGTTACTTGACCAGGCACTCCACCTACTTGCTTACCAACTTCTCCACCAAATTCACCACCGACACCTGCCATAGCAGAACCAACTCCAAGAGCCAAGCGTCCTGCTGTAGTAACTGGCAAACCAATTAGGTTGGTAGGATCAACAAAACCTTCAACAGCCGCCATACCATATTTTTGAGCTGTTGTTGTAGGTCGAATGTTTGTGTCAACACCCATTCCACGTTGGACACTCTCAGTTGTAATGCTTTCTAATTCTGGCTGTGTTGGAAATGCACCAGCAAATGTACCTTGTTGCATGGCAGAACCTGCTGTGGCTCTTGCAAAAGGTTGAGTTACACCTTTTTTTATAGTTTCGATCAATAACTCACCTGTACCCATAGCGGCTCTAGCTCTGCCTTGAGCTGTTGGGCCACCCATAAGACCCCTACCACCACCAGCACCTTGTGGTCGCAGTCGTGTAGCTATTTCAGCTAGTTTTTGAGCATCCTCAACATTTCCTTCGGCATCTGCTCTACGCAATGCTTCTATAACTTGTTCATAAGTTGCCATTACTTTTTCTCCTTAGGTAAATACTTATTTACCAGAGCATCATCACTTTGAGTTGTTGATGTTGGCGTAGTATCACCTTTTTTAACAAGTTTAAATTGAGCAAGTTGATCGTCAATATTTCTTAATGCAGTTTTGTAATTTGGAGATTCTGTATAACCAAATTCTTCAGCAGAAGTTTGTAATTTTTTCTTGCGTTCTATCAATGCGCCACGATAAAGAGCAACTGCAAACCTCTCTGCTTGGTCTTTTTTAACCTGTGTAGTACGACCAGTAAAGAATTTAACAGCATCTTGTGCCAATCGATCATCAAGGCCACCAGTTCTGGCAAACCGATCTACGTCAGCATTTGACATATTCTTTCCTTGACCAGTCAACAATGCTATTGACGTTGGTAAAGAAGCAGCGGCAAAATCATTATCTTTTGAATTTCTAATAATCTCAATAGCACTCGGAGCATCGGAAATAATCGTAGATGTGCGTTGCATTATTGGATCACCACTTAAAACCTTTTGAGTGAAGTCCATCCAATCTTTTGTAGGAACTGGTTGACCAGGCAATACATTGGTAATCTTAGTACCTGCTGGTTCTGATTTAGCCTTAATAACTGCTTGTACTTGTGCTAACAGTGGAGAACCTGCTGGCAATGTTGCAGCATATTCTTGTAATCTTTGAATCTCAGTTTTATTTTCAGGTTTTTCAGGTTTTTCAATTTGTTTTTCAATAGCCTCAAGCCTTCTAGTTGTTAGGTTTATTTGTGCATCACGATCTGGGGATTGTGGCTGTTGAGTTAAGAGATCTAATTGAGCGTTCAAGTCTGCAATTCTGTCGGAAATCAAAAGTTTTTCTGGCGTTGCTTGTTGACGCTCACGATTAGCCGCAGCTTTACGCTGTGCCGCCAATGCGCTTTCGCTCTCTGCCTTACGATAGACATCCGCAAGCATCATTGCGCCTTGTCCATCACCAGCCTGTTGCAACATCTCCACACCTTTAGCAATAGATGCAGGATCAGCATAGTTAATCTGTCCTGAAATCTGTTGACGCATGGTAATACGGGCTAGTTCAGGGTCTTCACCACCTAAACCACGACCAATAGCGCCACCAAGTATATTAGCGCCACGACCAACGGCATAGTTAGCCTGTTGGAAGGGACTTAGTTGTGCATATTGAAGTGCTTGTTGATCAGCTCTAGCCTGTTGGCTTTGCTGATACATTTCGGGTGTTAAACCAAATAAAGATGGAACGATGTCTGCCATGATTTATTCCTTAAAAGTAGCCGCCAAAGTCTTGATTGCCATAAGCAAAACCAGTTCCAAACCCTGAACCTCCCATTCCTGTCTGTGAGAATGCCGCTTGTGCGCGATTACCTGCCGCTCTCATAAGAGCAGGATTCTGTGATGCACCAATCAATGCTGTGGCAAACGGGTTATAGGCATTAGCACCAAACATTGTTTGAGCAGAACCCATTCCACCTTGGAACAAAGCATTAGCACCTGTTGGATTAGCATTACGACCACCCAAAGCCGCACCCATCTCCAAAGGCTGTTGTCCAAGATTCTCTATACCAGTAGCACCAGACAAATAGGCTTGGTAAGGCGTAAGAGCCGCTGCTTGACCTTGATAACCTTGGTTTAACAAATTACCACCAGTGCCAAACAATCCCGCACCAAAGGCAACTTGCTGTTGTCCAGCTTGCATTGCTTGAGCCGCTAAACCTGCATCTTGTTGAGCAATAGCGTTGTAGTAGGCTTCCATCTCAGGATTAGCCGCACCAAGACCTGCCGCACCACTTGGTCTAGCACCAGTAGCTCCTACTGCCAAACCACCACGACCTGTTTGGAATAGTTGGTTTTGTAGTTGAGCCATCTGTCTTTCACGACTAGGCGCTAACAGATTCTGTTGACCAGCCATGTACTGCTGTGCCGCCTCTTGAGGAGACTGAGCAAGATACTGTTGACCAAGACCAAACAAACCTTGTGCCGCACCTTGTAGTGGAGCAAACTGTGCTTGAGCGCCCTCTGCTTGAGTTAGACCTTGACCTGCTAGACCCAAGAAGCGGTCTTGCATGGCCTTCATCTCAGGACTTAGCGTATAGCCAGCACCTGTTACACGACCTGTTGTTGGATCAGTCGTAAACTGAGATGAACCAAAACGTGTGGTTACACCAACAGGACGAAATCTAGCTTCTTCAGCGGCTAATCTTGCCGCCTCTCTTTGTGCATCTGCTTGTGTCTGTGCGGCTCGTCTAGCAGAACGACCACCAAATAAGCCTCCCAACAGAGAAGCGCCACCACCAATTAAGGCTGCTGAAATAGGCATATCAAACTCCAATCAAAATATTGTCCACTTTTGACGGGTCTTTCTCGTCAGTGGCATGAATACAAAACCAAACACAATCTGTCAAAGCCTTAACACCATGTGTTAAACCAGCCTTAATCTCAACACACGCTGGCGCTTCAATAACTTCTACCTCATCACCCTTCATCACCGCAACCTTACCTTTAGCTAAGATAGACAAATGGCTAAAGTCATGGGTATGCTTCAGAATGGCTGTACCCGCCTCAAATAAGGCTTCCTTGGCATACAAACCATCACTGAAGTGATGCGTAATCATGCTGTACGCTTCCACATCGCCACAGTAATGTATGGTTGAAGGTTAGCGTTAGTGCCAGGATCACCACTAGTGTTAATTGTTGTTGAAACACTAATTCCAGTAGATGCGTTTGCAGTATTAGTAACGACACTTATGTTAGCGCCAGCCCCACCATAGGCATAAGAGCCAGAGCCTGTTTCTGTAAGGAAATTTCCAGAAGATGCTGCGTGTTGGTGTTGTGGGTCAGTAACTGTTGTTGAAGTTGTGTGTGCGTGAGTTACGACAATAGCGTCTTTGCTACCACCAGTTTCTTCCAAAGTATCAAACAATGCGTCACTTGCATTGAGGCCAACCATGACTCGACCCGCACCAAATGCTGTCCAAGTACCAAAGCCTAGCAAAGTAGCGGGGTTAGTAGAAACACCCGCATTGATGTAAATAGAACCTACAGGGTAAACAGCAGCCAAAGAAGCTGTTACTGCCGCTGTAACAAAAGCAGTAGTCGCCAATTGAGTAGTGTTTGTTCCACTAGACGCTGTAGGCGCTGCTGGTGTACCAGTAAATGTAGGCGATGCTAAATCAGCCTTGGTCGCAATAGCAACAGCAATGTTGACAAACTCAGTGTTGATCTCAGTACCCTTGACAATCTTTAGAGGATCACCAGAGCTAAGAGCATCTTTGGTTGCAAAATTAGTGCTTTGTGTATAGTTACTCATACTGTTTTCCCATCTTTAGATTGGATTTCAATGCGCTGTATTGACAACGCAGAACCATTGATATCTGACTCATAACCCGTTTGGACAATTTTACCGCCACCAGAGGCAGGAGCACTCAATGTTTGCAAGGCAACACCATTGGAATATTGAGCAACAACAGTAGCGTTTGCACCATACTCTGCAATGCCATATTGAGATATACCTTGAGTTGGTATATTTACATTGGTAGACAAATAGTTGGTGCTAAAGTCAAAGCCCCATTTTATTGTAACGAACTGGCTTGAGCCACCAATCACCACAACTTTGATTCTCTTCAAAAGAGAAGTGACGTTGGCATTACCAAGGTCTGCATGGTTTGTATAGTACTCAAACCGATATGTAGAAGTGTCGTCCAATGAACCAGTGTATTTACCAATATAGCCAGTCTTGCCAAGAAGTAAGTCACCATTTCTGCGAGACAACAATGCAGTAGGCTCTATTGAGTCCCAAGTAGTCACTCTAAAAGAGTTGTCTTGCAGTTGACCACGAGTATCAAAGCAATAAACCTGTTTAACAAGAGGTAAAACCAGAAGGTAGAACGCTTCAGTTTCTGAGTAAACAGATTTGATATTTGTCAGTGTTTCACCACCAATACTAGTCATCAAATCACTGCGAACATTCTTAGACAAATCGCCAATCGGAACAGACTTCTCAATCACTGTTCTGGCAAACGACCTGACTCCTGAGTTGGATAAGAACAAAATATCTTTACCTGTACTCTGAATAGAGTCCCTAGCAATACATCCAATGCTTGCTACAGTGTCAGCCAAGGTAATCGTTGCGGGAGAAGTAGCGTTTTGGTAAACAAGAATCTGACGTTGACCAAAGATAATCAAGAAGTTGTTGTGCGCTGCCAAACCAGTAATATTGTCTGCACCATTAGGCCACACAAGATTGGTGTTTAAAGAGCCAGCAGTACCAGTTGACCACACATGACCCGCTAACAAATCAGAGAAGAAAACAGTGGTGTTATCAGTAGTTGTATCTGCAACCCACAAACGACCATAGGCGCTAATGACAATGTTGCCAGAAGGAACTGTTCCTACATAACCTGTTTTCTCAGTAACTCTGCGAAATGTTGTAGTGCTAACAGCAGGGTCAAAGATCAATGGATCATGCCCAGCTTGGAAGAAATAAGTAATCCCATTGAGTGAAGCACATGACCAATTACTAGCAGTAATGGTGGGAGCAGTACCACCCCCCCCATAGGTCAATTCAACAACAGCATTTGAGCTATCTAACTTGAATAACTTGTTGTTTCCAGCAAACAGAACAGTCAACGAGCCATCTGATTGAACCAACTCATGTATCACAGCGGGAGCATTAGCACCTAGATTGCCAGAAGATGAGTTAACCCTTGTCCAACCTTTGCGTGAGCCAACACGACCATATCTGTCAATCACGCAGTTAGTAGCAACCAATGCAAAACCAGCCGCCAAATCTAATGGCGAGTCTTGTGTATTCAGACCAAAGAAGCCTGGTGCTGAGATACTTTGCGTTTGGAGTGCTTGGCTCATACTGCTACAAACTCCTGATTTTCAGGATAACGAGTGCCTTCTAAAGCAATTTGGTCAGCCAACATAGACCTGTACAGTTGATAAGCCTCAGAAGAGTTTAATCCACCATCTTCACCACGTTCAACCAATGCTCTAGCATAAGCATTCTGCACAACAAGAACATCAGGAACTAAGACTGAAGTGCCATCAGCAGCCAGTGGTGCTTGTGGTACTGTCAGAGAGAATGGAATGCTATAAACGCCATCAGGTCTTGGATAGAGAACTACTTGTGTGTCTCCATTACCATCTACACCATCAAAAGCGTAGTACTGTGGAACTCCAGTAATTGAAGGAACAAGATTCTGATATCTGTTCATCTCAACAAAAGTTATGTTCTGCAATGCAACATTTGATGTGGTATTTAAAGCATCCATCACTTGGAACTTCTGACCAGCACCCGTCATTGAGTAAACATGGGCGCTTGATGATGTGGTCAATGTAACTGTTTGACCAAGGACATTCCAACTAAAAGAATCCTCAATCTGACGCTTGGCATCGTTGACAAACAAGCCAATCAGAGTTGAATAGGTAGTCTCATTGTTGGTAGAAACTTGGACTTCACGCAAGCGAATCAATACATTGTTAATCAGTTGTAGGAATGTCATATTCGTTGCGATCCTTCAATTTCAAAAGTTGCAATGACAGAAATAGTAGAACCAGTTTCTGAAAGAGCAGATATGTAATCACCCTCTTCCAACACAATATATTGATTAACATCAATCTCAGCATAAGTTGACTTAGATGTTAGTGTGTACTCATTGGTAATTAGAATATTTACATTTGCACTAAAGTCATGCCAAGTAAAACTAATGTGTTTATTTGATGAACCATTGTTTGAGGCGTGAAGAAGGACGCACAAAGCATAATAGCCAGTCGGTACTGTAAACAGCGTAGTAGCCGTATTAGCAGTTAGATTAGTACCGACAGAATATGGTCTCATTTGTTCCTCTTAGAGATAGCTTTGGCTTTTGCCCTAGCGTCTTCCTTGGACGATGCACCCCAAGCTCTAAGAGAAAGAAGAAGTCGGGTAGGCTTTCCATCTTTCATCTCAGCGCCAGGCATATTGCCCATTCGTGCTAAAAAGGATGCCCTACGAGGGTTATCTCCCGACTTTACAGGTGCTTTTAAATTGCCACCAGTTTCTGCATTATAAGATGCTCTACCCTTGGCATTCAAGCCCCCTTTCGGGTTTTTTCCTTCTTTAGTTTGCCAAGCAGGAGATTTCATTTCTTTTTAGCAGTCTTAGCTGCCGCCTTAAATGCCGCCTCAGTAGGAGCGCCTTTAGAGCCAACCTTACGCATCTTTTCACCAGAACCAGCCTTGATGCGCTCTCTTTTTTTTGCAATATTGGAATAAAGACCTTGTTTCATTTCTTGACCTTTCGAGCTTGAGATAAAGCAATGGCAATAGCCTGTTTAGGCTTCTTAACAATAGGGCCACCTTTGCCAGAGTTAAGCGTTCCCGCCTTGTACTCTCGCATGACCTTAGAGATTTTGGCCTCTGCCTTTTTCATTTGCTACGACCTGATTTCTTCATCATATTGGTGGCAGTACGGCTACCACGAACAGGCATAGACTTAGGCTTACCAACAGCAACCATAATGGCTACAGGCATACCTTTGGCCTTCTTAGGGGCTTTAGAACTGGTCATTTTGGGTGATTTGCTATACATCATTTTTCCTTGGTTATAGGGCCGCCACCTTTCCACGCATCACAAGTGCGGGCGGAAGCACAAGTGAACTGAAACAAGTCACAATAGCCGAGATCAGCGGCTTTGATGAACTCTTCGTCATAAGACAATTCATCTTCGCCTTCATCCTTCTCTAGTCCACCAATGATGCATTCCATCATCTTAGGAGTCTGGATAAAAGCCGCACAATTACCGCAGAGCATTGTTTTAATGCTTTCAGTAGGTGCGTTATACATCTTGGCCTTCTTTAGCCAAAACAACTCATTAGGTTCTTCTGGGTTAGGTGGGCCATAGCCAAACTTCTTGAACGCATTGTTGCGGTTCTTCAGATTGATCTGAATATCTTGAGTTGCTATAGGACAGATAGCACCAGATAGTAAGCTCATCGTATTACCTTAGTCGCAATAAACGAAATAATACCGCCAACAACAGATGCAATAGCCATCCCGACAAACATACCGCCCTTAGACTTGTTAGCCATCTCTAACAGGGCTTTGATGTCTTCACGCAAAGCATGAACCTCTGTCTGCAAAGCTTCAACTTGGGCTTCTAATTTGCCAAAATCTCTTGGATCAATATCAGACATTTGATACTTTCTTTGGTCTACCTAGCTTCTTGACAGGAGTAGGTGGTGATAGAACAACTGGTTTTTCAAAGGACTCTTTTTCTTCTCCATCAATTCTGACATATCCTGCATGACCTTTCATGCTGTCAATATCGTGCTGATGAACAAATGTTACTGTTTGACCGCTTGTTAAACAACGAAATGTAGCCATAAGAATCCTTTGAAAAAGGGGGTTATTAGCCCCCCTTTATTAAACTACTGCACGAGCAACGATAAGTTGCAATGTAGTTGATGCTAAGTTAACAGCTGCTGCTGTTGGATTGTAAGTAACGATAGTGACTGTGTTAGCGGCTGAAACATAGGCTCTACGAACCAAACCTGCTTCAGATACGCCAACTGCCATACCGAGAACCATATCACCTAGTGCAACGCCTGGAACTGTTACTGTGTCTGTAGCGGTAGATACGGTATCTACTGATGCGCTATCGAGAGTACAGGAAACATCCCAAGTGTCTGTAAAAAGACCACGGAACTGGTCATTACCCCTACGGGAGGTAACTGCTGTTGCTGCTGCCATAATAATTCTCCTAATAAAGTTAAAAAAGTCCCCCCACCACTAGGATGAGGGGCGCAACTGCAATTAGGCTGGAACTGCCAAAGCAAAGGCGGCTGAAGCGTTAGAAGCAGAGCTTGTTGCGCTAGTACGCAGAGCCTTAACACCATACAGAGTGTCAGCAGTAAACAATGTACCAAGGTACTCTTGTTTGTACTGAGTCTGTGAACGGATGCCCAACTGCTCAACCAACACCATCGCATCACGATGACCCATCAAGCAGATACGATCAGTGGTAGAGTTACCAGCACCAGTATCAGCATTAGAGGTAGCGAAAACAGCCATGCCGTAGAGCTGACCAATTTCACCATTGCGGATTGCATCGCCATTGCCGACAAATGCTTGCTCAGTGTAACGAGCCAAACCCATCAGCGTGTTACGGCTTGAAGGTGGGATCAGGAAGAAACGACCATCCATAGGAATGTCGTTGTCGTCCAAACGCTGAATGGTGCGACGAATAGCGGCATCAGTCAAAGCGGCAGCGTTAGAAGATGTGCTGTTGTAAGCAGTAGTACCATCAGAGCCAACAAAGGCTTTGGTAGTAGTGTTGCTAGTAGCATAGTCATCAGTACCAACTGTAGCGCCATTGAAAGCACGACCCAAACGAACCAGATCGGTGTCGATACGACGAGCCAAAGCATAACCAGCGTCTTCTGTGTAGAAAGAACGCAGTGATGTCAGGGCTTGCACTTCAACGATGTCTTCGATCAAGCGTGAGTACTCATAGTGGTTGTTGATCAACACTTGAATGTTGGTTTCGCTGTTAGCGATCAAAGTCACTGCATCAGTAGCGGCTTTTGCAGAAGCAGAACCACGAGCAGGGCTAGGAATGTTAACAGTGTCACCCTTTTTGCCTTTGAAAGACATCTTCTTGACCAAATTGGCCAAAACGAGGTTCTTTTTATAGGCGGCAACAATTTCATCACTCCAAATCTCTGGAATAAATGCGGCTGCGGAGGTAGTGGTTACACTATTTGTTGGGGAAAATGCGGTATTAGCCATGATTAAATTTCCTAAGTTAAATTATCGAACACGACCTTCAGAATATGCTTGCATGATTTCATCACTCAATGTTTCATATCTCTGTGGGTCAGTCATCTTGAGACGAATGAGGTCACTCCTTCGATAGACTCTCTTTGAACTCTCTCCAGAGCCACCTACATCAACTTGTGCGGCTTTCATGCTCTTTGTCCTCTGTGCGTTACCCGCTTGTTCAGACTCTTTAGCTTTAATACCACGCAATTGTTTGAAGGTAGACAACAATTCATTAGCCGAATCATAGTCAAAGTCACCATCAGCCTTTGCATAAAGCCCCAAACGTACAGGTGAAGATTTCACCCAATTTTGGAACTCGGAATCATTGACTACTTGGGAGTAATCAGGGTGATCCTGCGCTAACTTCTGCTGAATCTGCATCCTTTTGAACTCTTGACCAGCTTGTCTAGCCGCAAGTACATCAGGATGTCTATCAATCGTATTCTGAACTGCTTTCTGAGGGTTCTCAAAAAAGTCAACTTCAGGTTCTTCCTCAACTTGCTGTTGTTTTGATCCGAGGTTCTGCTTGAGCAACTCATCAGCCAATTTACGGACTTCGCCAACCTCTTGGGCTTGCTTACCAATGAGCTTTTCAGCCTCTTGGTGCATCCGTACTATCTCTTCTAGACTTTTTGCCCTGTATTTCTCAGGAAGTTCAGTTTTAGACTCTTCTACTTCGAGTTCGCCTAGCGGCTCTTTTTCATCATCAATCAGCATATTTTTGTTCCTGCCAAAATGGTTGTAGGATAATCAACTCGGCTTTACGCTTATGAGTTGGCTTTGCGCTCTGCCTTCAACTTATCAATGTGTTTAGCCTCAAACCGCCCATAAGAGGACGGGAAGTGACCAGACCAACCTTCTAAGTTAAAGTTGGGTGCGCTTACTATACGATGGGCTACCCCACCGCATCCACACTGAATACTGGAGACCTCATAAATCACCAGAGCCTCAGTGCGCTGCCCGCATTCGCAAGCAAAATCAAACATTCTTCTCATTTAAGTCCTCGTATGCTCTTTCACTAACCCATTTCAGGGTTTGTAGCCAAACTAGCATAGAAATCTCACCTTTGCGAAATTGTAGACTTTTTTCGTCAGAAATGGTAGAGACATTATTCATAGATTCAAGCATTTTGTCTACATCTTGCATTAAATCTATCCACCCCTGTTTAGAAAACAGATCAAATCTGTCCTCATAGTATTTTTGCAGACTTGGATCAAGGGACATAAGATTTCTCCAAATACTGATGTAGTCTAAGCAATGTTTCCATATTATCTTTAACTAATCCTAAAGCCCTGTTGCAATTTCCACAAAGCAAACCACGAACAGCACCTGTCATATGATCATGATCTACATTCAACTTTTTGTTTAAGTCATTTTGATGAGTGTTACACCCAGCACAACAAAATTGTTGGTTTTGAAGCATTTCTTCATAATCATCATTTGTGATTCCATACTCTATTAGAAGTTTGCGATTTCTAATTCTTGCCTTTGTTTCAGGCTTGTTTCTATATTTTTCTCTTGCTAATTTACAAGAAGGATGATTCTTGGTTCTTTCTTTGCAAATTTCTTTATTATTTTCATAATAAGTTTTAGCGTACTGTTGACGCTTTTGTTTTTTTAATTCTTCTGGACTCATTTTGGCTCTACATCAGTAACTACTTCTAGGGATTCTTTAAGCATCTTAAAGAAGGCATCCCTACCTACCTGCAATTGGTCAATAGAAAACCTAGCAGACCCTAGTTTTCGGTCTAAATCTGCCACATGGTTGACCAGAGTTTGTTGCTCTTGTGTCATTTGCTCAAATTGATATTCAATTCCATCGATAGTCACAGGCGTTTTCGTGTTTGCCATGATTTTCCTTTAATGTGCCACTAAGTTCAGGTAGTGGCTTCCTGTTAACTTATGGTTTTTTTAAACCAAACCCAATCAATATGCCAAACATTAAAGCGCTGATTACAGCAATGCTAGACATTAAAACAAGTTTAATTTCTTCAAAACCCATAATGCTTATGCGCTCCAAGGCAGACCAGACTGTTGAACAGGGTTCTTCTGTGCATCAATTTGGCTTTGCAAAGAGGCTTCTACAGTATCTTTACCCAAAGATGTTTGAACCCAACCAACGACCATTTCTTGAGTTAAGTCGTCATAAGGAACAAAGGTTTCGCTCTCTTGGGTATAGCCACAAGTGCCATAAGTAGATGCTGAATAATCACCATCTGTTGCCGAAACATTGTAATGAACTGTAACGACAAAACCATCAGAGGTTAAGCGATCCATTTGGACGATAGACCAGTTATAAGAAATAGCCATGTTAGTTTCCTTTAAGGTTAGATGCCAGCGTCTGCTAGGCGTTTACGAAGTGATTGAATTTCCTTGACCAACATTGGTACAAGTTTGGAGTAGTCAACAGCCATCATTTCATCTGTGTCATTTGGCTGATAGACAGCCTCTGGTGCAATAGTTACTAATTCTTGAGCAACAAAACCATAGCGTTGGTGTGAACTATCAGACTTCCAATCAAACTGACGAACCTTCAAAGAGTCAATCAAACTTGATGCTGAGTCAGCGTCAACAATGTTTTCTTTTAAGCGTTGGTCAGAGGAAGTGTTGAAAGCAGTTGCAGTAGTTGTGACAGAAATTGAACCAACTTCAGTTCCGCTTCTGCGGCAACTAATCAAAGTCCTGTCACCGTTTGTGTTGACATACAAAGCGATGTTGTTATCTCGGCTAATTAAAGTTGTGCCGTTTGGCTCTACGTTAAAACCAGAATTGGTATTGCCAACACCTACTCCAGTATTCGTAGTCGCCACCAGCAAGTGACCGCTTGAGTCTATACGCAAAGATTCACTACCATTGTTGCTGAGTACAAGCGTACCAGATGACGGGCTAGAAAATGTTGGCGTGGTATTTCCTGGTACTGTTGGCGTACCACCATTGCGAATTAAAAGTTGCGTTATATTGGCAACCCCAGTTACATCTAAAAGATGAGCTGGTGAAGTTGTACCAATACCTACGTTACCGCTTGAGTCTATACGGGCACGTTCTGAGCCACCTGTTCTAATTGCAAAGTTACCATCACCAATAGTTCCGATTCGTGGAGCATTTGCGTCAGAATTTGTGTTTGTGTCTTGAAACCGAATGTACGATTCAGATTGAGTTGATTCAATGTTTAAAACAGATGTTGCTGTTCCAGTTATACCTAAACGATAAGAACCAGAAGTGTTGCCTAAAGACAAATTCCCACTAGCATCCAGAGTCATTGCCTGAGTAAAGGTAATGGCGTTTCCTGCTGTGCCTGATGCGGCTGTGTAGAACTGATGCTGACCATTATTTTGGAGATACAAACTTGCAAAACTTGAACCAATATATTTATAGCCTGTAGCACTGTAATAAGCATTAAGTGTCAAACCGCCACCATTTATACCATCAGTTCTTCCAATTACAGAGGCGCTACCTAGTCCTGTACCAACTTGCAAAGCCTTATAAACGTTTGTATCCCAAGCACTCGGAGTAACTCCCAAGCCTAGATTGCCTGAGGCATCGAGTGTCATGTCAAAGGTGGCACGATTTGTAAAGTTAGTGCCAAATCGAATTGCGGCATTTGAATATTGCAAAATATCCGCAACACCACTATTTCCTGATTTCTCAATAGTGAAATAATCACCACCGCCAAGATTTGCACCATCAGCATCTAATGCCAATACTGCTTTGCGGGATGCGGCAGTTGCGCTTGATGTGTTGTAAAAGCCACCACCAGCGTTGTTTGCGGCAGTTGCATCACCAGTTCTAAACCAACCATTAAAACTTGCGCCAGTGCTTCCTACTACTTCTAGCCTTCCATTAGGCGAACTCGTCCCAATACCCAGACCTGTGCTGGTTAGGCGCATTTGTTCGGAGTTGTTGGCGTACCATGCCCAGAAGTTGTTGCCGCCACCATATGCATAACGCGAAAGAGTGTGCGTAGCAAACTTCACATCCCAAAACGGGTTTGCACTTCCGTCTGTGGTGACCAACTGGTCAACGTAATAGTTGTTTCCGCTGTCACCGATACGCATACCGCCTGACGCATTCGTGGTGAATACGGGGACAACTACATTCAAACGCTGTTGGCTGTTGCTACCACCAACCGACAAATTCGTCCCATCAAACACTAGCGCAGAACCGCTTGTAACAACCTTAGAGCCGTTTAAAAACGCTACTCCGTTAGCAGTACCTCCAGAGAGGGTTACTGTGCTAGAAGCCGATAGAGTAGTGAAAGCACCTGCTCCGTTATAAGCAGATAAATCAAGCGCACCACCCAAGGTTAAGTTACCAGAGGAAGTGACTGTTCCTGTCAGGGTTAAGCCACTTACTGTTCCTGTACCGCCTACAGAAGTAACAGTACCGCCTGTGCCACTTACCCATGACAAAGTACCGCTACCATTTGTTGTCAAGGATTGACCATTTGTTCCATCAGAAGATGGGAGGGTATAAACAGTAAAGTTTGATACTGCTGGAGCAGCAAACCCCGTATAACCAGAGGTTGCACCATTAAACAAAAGTTGACTGTTGTATAAACTAAAGTTTGATGAGCTTAGAGAAGCAACCTGAGTCCCACCAATGCGGAACGAAAAGCCAGAAGCTCGGAAAGTTAAAGCATTTTCTGTAGTAGCATTTGATCTAGAGTAAACACTTGCACCACCAGCACCATCGTAGGTTAAATATCCACCACCTACTGATTCAAATGTACTGACTGCACCAGTTGAAACTTGATAAGCACTAATGTTATAGCCAGTGTTAACAAGTTTGCTTCCATCAAATGTTAATGCTGAACCAGTAGCCAATGCACTTGTAGATGAAGCATAAACCACGCCATTAGCAGTAAAAGATGTTAAACCTGTACCGCCAGAAGTAGTAGGTAACGCAGTTCCTGACAGAGTAATAGCCAAAGTACCACTGCTTGTTACGGGTGATCCACCAATAGACAAGAACGAAGGAACAGTAGCTGCCACACTTGTTACTGTGCCAACATTGATTGAGCCACCCAAACTGGTTGCTGAACCATTGATCGTAATTGAGGAATTAGTCAGAGCAGAATTTGCGATGCCACTCAATGTCCCACCAAGTGTCAAACTTCCTGATGTCGTTACAGTTCCAGTTAAAGTTAACCCGTTAACAGTTCCTGTACCGCTAACGCTAGTTACCGTACCCAATGGGTTTGTTGCCCAAGATGTATCTGTACCATCAGTTGTTAGGTACTTACCGCTATTACCCGTTTGGCTAGGCGCTAAAGCATTGAATGCCGCATTAGCAGTAGATGCACCAGTACCACCATCAGCAATAGCCAAATCAGTGATACCAGTGATACTGCCACCAGTGATAGATACGTTGTTTGCCGCTTGAGTTGCAATCGTACCCAAACCACCAATATCAGCAGTCGTTAAAACAATAGCACCAGTACGACCCGCAACAGAAGTCACCAAGTTACTCTGGTCAATCTTCTGCCAAACAGAACCGTTAAATACCGCCCAATCGCCTATTTGCCAATCAGTAATACCATTCAAATTGGTAGAACCTGCGGTTGAGACTACATAGTAATATCCATTTGTTCCGACACTAGAGGCTAATGTTGGTACATTGGTAGAAGCATTCCATGTGCCTTGATATTCCAAACCACTGGCAATTGCATCTATCTGAGCCTGTAAAGAAGCAATAGCATCCAATACACTCTGACTTGTTCCACCACCATTGGTGATAACTTTGATCTTTTCGGCAATATCTGCCGAAACTACTTCACCAACATTAATTACTCGACCAGAAGATAGAGAGATGATCAGACTGCCATCAAAGTCGATGTGAGCATCAGTAACAGATACGCCATCTGTTCCGTCTAGACCATTGCGACCAGGCACTCCATCGTAGCCTCTCGGCCCCATTGGGCCATCTCTGCCATCTTTACCATTCTTTCCGTCTTTGCCATCCTTACCATCACGCCCATCTTCACCACTCTTTAGGTTGGCAATTAACTGTCCTGTTTCGTCATATCTTTGTTTAAGGTCAGCCTCAATCTTCTTGAGAGCCTTAACAATCATTTCTACATTTGTAGTGATCTTCTTTCGCTGAATCTCTTTGCTTTCTGCAATGGATTTGTGAATTGACTCCAGAGCTGCCAGTTTTTCTTCGTCATTCAGTGCATCAATGTTAATCATTTCAAAGCTCCAGATAATTGGTCAAGAAAGTCGTTTTCAACTTGCTGTAAATTCTTTTGTTTGTCAGCCATTTGAAGTTCAACGATTTTACTCTTGTTCTTTATATCAGCTTCTTTGAGCATCAACTCAGCAATTCTCACTCGTTTATCAAACTCATTAGATTCATTCCCTGTAGGAAGATTCTTGGTAGTAGAAGCAATCACTTTAGCCTGTACTTCTTGTGGCATCAATTGAGCCTCAGTCATCAACTTAGCGGCCTCCGCACGATTCTGCTCTGCTTGTGTCGTATTGACAGCAATCTGAGCCTGTGCCGCTTGTAGAGCCAACTGCTGTTGAACTTGTTGCATCTCTTGGGCTTGTGGGTCAGGTTGACTCATCTGATCCAAAGCACTCATCAACTCAAATCTGTTAGTCAAACTAGAGTTGTTCAAGATACCCTTCAATATTAACGGCAGAACAGGTGTATTCGGGCCAAGAGTTTGCAATAAACCAATGAACTGTTGTTGTTCGTACTCACGAGCAATGATTCCAAGCGTAGCAGTAGGAATAAACCTCATGTCCACACTAGGATATCTCTCAGGATCAAACTGCATATAGCGGAATGCTGCCTTCTGGATAAACGGAATCAAGAAGTCTTCTTGGAAGTTTACCAAGGTACGCTTGTACTTCTTGATAATCGTAGCAACTGCCATGCTCATGCCAGCGCCATCACGATTACCTTGAGAAACCATGCCTTGAGAGTCTAAAGTACCAGTAGCCTGAAGGAGCATACGCTCAAACTCTTTGGCAGTATTCAGGTTATTCAGACTTGTCTCACCAAACTTGAATGGATAGAGAATCTCAGAAGGATTACCATTGACCATGAAGGCTTTGCCTGGCTTTACCTCAAACTTAGCACCTCTTGGTAGGCGAGAAGCATCCATACCCATCATGGGAGATGTAGTCAATGCTAGAGAGTCCAAATGTGAACGCACTTGAGCATCAATAGCCTTCTGCATATTGTAGGACTTCTCTACAGTACCCCTACCTAACAGTCGATTAGGAACTGTATCGTCTTGATAGGAAATGACAGGGCGATCTTTCATCATGTATGGGTTTTCTTCTGCTTTGAGAAGCATCCCGTCATTAGCAATCACCACAATTGCCTCAACCATGTCTGTGTAATCTTCTGCTACTGAGTCATCAGGAAACAACACAGCAACTTCATCATCTTTGTTTGTTAGATATTCTCTAGGAACTAAGCCATAGTACGTCAAAAGTAACACTTTTTCATCACGATACTGGCTTAACTCTTGAGTAGGCTCTAAATCTGTATCTTCATAGGTTGTTGTGATGTCAACCTTGCGATAGATGCCTTTTTCGATGCCTTCAACGATCTTGTGGATGCCAACATACTTCTCAATGGCAACACCCATACAGTCATCTACGCTTGTTCCATTAGGGTCGAACAAGAAGTTCTTAGGATTTACAGGAACAATCTTGACTGCAATACGATTCTTTTCTACAACACCGATAGCGGCTTGCATTGATTGACCAGGAATCGGCTGAGTCGCAGGTTCAAAGATTTTTTCTGTTTTGACAACAATCTCACCAATGCCAGTGCCGTAGATTTCTGCCATCAACTCAATTTGGTCGATAGATTTACGGATTTTGTCTTGTTTGAAGTCTTCCATCAGTTGAGCTTTAAGCACTTCAACGTCTAATGGATTGCCATCTATGTCTTTTAGGTCATCTTCAATGTCAAAGTACTCACCTTGACCAAAGATTGCTTCCATAATCTCGGCATGGCGAGTCTCTACGGCTTGTTGGGTAGCGGGAGTAACGATTCTAGAACGCTCAGAATCCCTAGTTTTATCCTCTGCTGCCCACTCTCCACGGAAAATACGCTCGTATTCAAGGTAACTATCAAGGAAATTGGTGTTGCGATAGTCTCTCCAGCGATCACAGTGGTCAATAACGAATCGAGTTAACTCTTTGTCGTTCTCTGTTGGCTGGTAAAACTCGTTTTGTTCCATGATATTACCTTATAGTGTTAGCAATTGTATTGCCAAAGGGGTCTAAATAGATTGGGTTAGCTGGTGTAGAACGACCAAAATTAAGTTGTCCAAGAGGTATATCATAAGATTCTTCAGGGAACATTGCTCGTCTTTGTTCTGGTGTTAAAGTTCTTCTTGATGCAGCAGCTCTTGCTTCCGCTTCACTTGCCATTCTTCTGTATTGTTCAAAAGCACTCATATTTGGCAAATCTCTAAACATTGTTTCTGTACCACCAGATTGCCATCCCTCTAGGTTTTGTACAGCGTGTTGAAGTTCATGTGTAGTTGAATTTAAAGCGCCTTCTTCTGTTTTGTTACGCATTTCAACTCTGTTTTTTCCACCATAAGTTCTTTGATATTGAGCAGTATTAGCAGATTCAGGCAACCAATCTGGCAATTTTGTAACAGTTAATCTAGTGTTTGACAGTAACTCAGGATAAGCTAAGTAAAGTTCTGGATTTCTATACATTCCACCTAATTCACCTTCTAAACCACCTTTATATTGATTAGCTTTAGAAGCTATGGAAGCATCAAAATTTGTTCTAAATTCAGCAACTTTGTCTGTTATTTCTTGTTTCCAATTGCCATCAGGTGCTTTCCAATTGCCAGTTTCTGACCATATTTCTTGAGGAGAAAGACCATCTTTTTCCATTTGTTTGGCAAGTTGGTTTGACTTTGAATTCCATATTTTTGCTTTAGGGCCAATGAATATGTGGCTTTTTGAGCCTTCTGCCATAGCAACTAGAAGTTCAGCAGGTTTACCACCTTTTTCTAGAATTTTTGGCACAGCAATATTTGCATAACTTTCAGCAGCCTTACCCGCACCCATAGCAACTCTTTCAGCGGCTTTTGTAGATGGGCCAATAAAAGGAGCAACAGTCATTGCCGCATCAAGCACCTCTGGCCTCATGCGAGTTGTACCACCAAGACCACCAGCACCAGTAAATAGACCACGACCAGATGGATCATAAGAAAGGTTTTTCAAAGTAGATGGCACACCAGTACTGCGGATTAAAGATGCCAACCCCTGCAATTGTTGCGTTCTTTGAGGGCTGCTCATGTAATCAAGTGGTACATTAACAATGTCTGAGAACAACCCAAATAACGGGCTTCGTGGCGTTGCTCTAATTTCATCTGCCATGTTTTACACCCCACTAATAATATCTATAGGTTGCCAATCATCACTGTTATCCTCTTCCATGTAGGATGTAACAGCGAGTTGGTCAATGTAACTAAGAGAGTCAGGTAGGTCGTCATGGACTCCTTGAGCAGGGAACAGGATTAACTGGTCAACAAACTCATCCCAATCTCCCTCAGAATTTAACACAATTCTGCCATGCTCAAACCTTCCTTGCAATGCCCAAATGATCCTATCAGCCTTTTTTCTGTTCCCATGAGTCAAATCCACGATATGGGCATAGGTGTTGTTCTTCCTCATAAGGTCGCTTAAATAGGGCAAAACAGCGTTCTTTAACGCCCCCCTCTCTATCCCAACACTTAAAGGTCTGTAATCTCTTATCGCCAAGAGAATCTTAGCTGCAGTCTCACGAATATCCCACCTACCATGCTCAATCTTCTCGACAAACCACTTACCATCATCAGTAACCTTCACTACAGAGATAGCAGTCTCATCCAACCTTTTCTTGGAATTAGCCGCTTGTTTGGCAACTTCCTCAAATCCCGCTAAGTCCACAGCTACGAAGTAAGAACCATATTGAGGCTCTTCCCCATATTTGATCCACTCTTCCTTAAAGATATCTGACCCAGCATTCGTAAAGCTCGCCATGTACTCTTGTTTAAAAGCAAAGGTACTCAGGGTCTTCTTGGCAGATTCAATCTCTTTTTGGTCAATCAAAGGGTTATCAGCAGTGGTGAAGTGCCATGACTTCCAATCAGGATCATCCTCACTCTCACCTAATTTAAAGGTATCATAGAACCAGTTCCTTCCCTTGGGTGTCCCAATGAACAAGGCTCTACCTCGCTTGTCAGATAAAGAAGCCCGAATAACTTGCTCCCAAGCCTCTGGTTTGATATCCGCTACCTCGTCCAGTACAGCATAGGTCAAAGACACACCACGAAGCGTATCAGGTCTGTCAGCACCACGAACATAGATTCTTGCTCCGTTTATCAGAGTGATATCTAAGTTATTCACATGGCTACTCTGTATAACCTCTCTACCAAGGTCTAACAGTAAGTCCCAGATAATCTGTCTAGACTGACCCATAGTAGGACTCACATACAACACAGCAGAGCCTTGAGGACACTTCAGTCCCTCTATAAGCAGTGTTACAGCCGCCATACGAGACTTACCACACCTACGACCAGCAGCCACAACCTTGAACCTCGTTTTGTCAGCAAAGACCTGCTGTTGCCAAGGTAAGAGAGAGAAATTCAAATCAGCCATACTTTGCCTCTACATCTTCTGGTTGTTCAATTATGGTCGGCTCTTCACCCAAACCAGTGATATTGATGGTCACAGCACTCCTCTGACTCTTATCCTTCTCAAACATACTCACAGGTAGAGTCCTATCCAAACACATCTTTAAAGCCACTAGTTGATGCGGATGCTCGTCATTTAAAGCTATCTCTATCACCTTCTGAGCAACATCCTTACCTCCAGACCTAATCATCAGTTCTTTAAGCTCCTTGAGCCTCTGATGGTCAGTCTTAGGCAATACCATAGGAGGGTTATCAGCAAACCTCTGTATGGTCATCTTCACAGACCCCTTAGGTCTACCACGGCCTCTTTTTAACGTTTCCATTTTGTCCTTTCTGGAATGGTCAATTTCACTTTTTTTGAGGGTAGGGGGCTACACCAATATCTACACACACCACTCTACCCCTCCCCCCCATACATCACACTAGGGTTTCTACTACTGTCTATCCATACAGCTCAGGGTTTACCCTTAGTGCAAAGGTTATGCGTTTTTTGCATAA